ATTCCACAAGGATTCACTGTATGGTTATCCAAGATTTGGACACTGGACAAGTCAATGCCTACAATGATGAGAAGTATACTGATGACCCTAAAACCCTACCAATGGCTTCTAATTATTCTATTACCTCTGGTATTAGTGCATTAGAAGTAGCTGATAACATCGTGTCTCATAATGGGATATCGTATGATGTACCACAAATTAAAAAGCATTACCCTTATTTTAAAGGTAAAGCTAAACATTGGGACACTCTTATCCTTAGTAGATTTTATCATCCAAACCTTTTAGATATAGACCTAACACGTAAATGGCGAGATATGCCAGCAAAACTGTATGGGTCACATAGCCTTGAAGCTTATGGTTATAGGTTACGTTGTCTTAAAGGTGTTTATGGTAAGACTACTGATTGGAAAGAATGGTCTAAAGAAATGCAGGAATACTGCAAACAAGATGTCGCTGTACTTACTAAACTATGGAAGCATTTCCAAAAATACCTGAACCCGTCCTCTTAGAGCATCAACTGGCCGAGTTAATGGCTGATCAAAAAGCCACTGGATGGCCGTTAGATGTAAGAAAGGCTCAGGAACTAGAGAACAAACTTTTAAACCGCCTAGAAGAGCTTAGAGAAGCTACTCAGGCTATTTGTACGTTTGTCCCTGGCAACACGTTTACACCAAAACGTGATAATATCAAGCAAGGTTACGTTAAAGGTTGCGAAATGCAACGCTTAAAAGAGTTCAATGCTAGTAGCAGAGAACATATTGCTTGGTGGTTCAAAACCTTTCAAGGTTGGAAACCAAACAAATTAACACCTACTGGTAAAGCAGTTATTGATGAAACTGTTTTAAAAGATATAGGTACAGATGAAGCATTACTATTCCTTGAGATTCTGATTATACAAAAGAAACTCGGAATGTTGTCGCAAGGCAGTAATGCATGGTTGAAGTTGGTCAAGGATGGCAGGCTTCACCACTCCTGTTTTATAGGGGCTGCCACGCACCGAATGGCACACGCAACTCCCAACCTGGCACAAGTCAGTAGTGATAAGGATTGTCGTGAGTTATTTATTACAAAACCTGATTGGAAACTAGTAGATAGTGACCTAGCAGGGATTGAGCTTAGAATGTTTGCACATTACCTTGCCCGTTACGATGGGGGTAGATATGCAGATGTACTTCTCAATGGAGATATTCACCAAGAAAATGCTGATAAAATCGGTATAACTCGTAGACAAGTCAAGACTGTAACTTACTGCTTTTTATATGGCGGGGGAAACCAGAAACTAGGTTTGTCATATGATAATATGCTATCTCTTGGAGAGGCGAAAAAGAAAGGAGCTGAAATTAGAAAGGCATATATGGAAGCAATTCCTGGCCTAAAAGATCTAGTAGAAGCTACTAAAAAAGTTGCTGAAAAAGGTACTATACGTTCTATAGATGGACGTGATATACATGTTGATTCTGGACACAAGGCTTTAAACTTCCTTTTGCAGTCATCCGCAGGGGTAATCGCAAAGCGTTGGTGTATTATTACAGATGAAACTTTAAGAAAATGTAAGTTCGAGCATGAAAGGTACGCCTTTGTGCATGATGAGCAGGTGCTTGGTGCGCCACAATCATCAGCGAAATTCGTTGCATTTGCTTGTAAAATGTCAGCAGCTATGGCAGGTGAATATTATAAATTACGAATCCCAATATCAGCTGATGCAAATATAGGTGATAATTGGGCTGAGGTACACTAATGTTATTAATTGATTGCGACTTTTTAGCCTATAAGGCAGCTCAAGCTTGTGAGGAAGGTATTGATTTTGGAAATGATGTAATTATTGCACAATCCAATTTTAGTAATGTTCTTAAAATCTTTGAGCGAGAATTAAAAAAAGTCGAGACCGCTATGATGGATGATGACATTATCCTCTATTTTTCAAGTACTGAAAATTTTAGGAAGAAAATTTATGAGGATTACAAAGGTCATCGAAATAGGCGTAAGCCTCTAGGATATAGAAGATTGGTCAACCATTGTCGAGATAACTATAATTTTGTATGCCGTAAAGGTTTAGAAGCAGATGATGCCATTGGTATAGATGCGACCAACCCTAAGTATGCAAGCTTAGATAATATAGTAGTTAGTCCTGACAAGGATATGAAACAAATCCCTGGGGTTCTATGGAACCTTACAGATGAAGTAGAAGAGATTACAAAAGAAGATGGAGATGATTGGCATCTAATTCAATCGCTGGCAGGTGATCCTACTGATGGATACGCAGGTTGTCCAGGAATTGGTGTTAAACGTGCAGCAGATTTATTAAATAAAACAGAAAACAAATGGAAAGCAATTTGTAATGCTTACAAAGAACGAGGGTTATCAGACGATGACGCTCTATTAAATGCACGTTTAGCTAAGATTTTACAACACGAAAACTACGACTATGACCGTCAAGAACCAATCCTATGGACCCCAGTATTATAAACGGGGTTCCATAGAAGTCTGGGATTTCATACGAGATCAAGGACTAAACTACCACCTTGGAAATGCTATTAAGTATATTTGCAGGGCTGGTTATAAAGATGATCCTATAAAGGATTTAACTAAAGCTATCCACTATCTCACTAATGAATTAGAACATGTCGCTAACGATTACGCCAGAGCAGCATCACACATTCCTAACGAACCAAGCAAAGGAGTTCAGGACGAAGTATTCAATTGGCAACAGCATGGGTCTGCTACCTCGGACTAAACAAAAGAACTTAATTATTGAGGAATTTAAGGAATTTTTAGAAGCACATGATGATCTTTGGAAAAACAATTCCACAACCACAGCTGCTTGTTTAAAAGAATTAGCTGATTTAGTTTATGTTTGTTATCAGTACGCTGCTAACATGGAGTGGGATTTAGATGAAGCATTACATCGTGTGCATGAAAGTAATATGTCTAAACTAGGAACAGATGGTAAGCCAATCTATCGTGAAGATGGAAAAGTTCTTAAAGGACCAAACTATGCACCACCAAACTTAGAAGATTTAATTTAATGACAGCAGAATTGATCGCTCGTACAGGCCGAGTGCAAAACTGGATGGATAACCCAGAAGGGAGATTGCCTGTAAGCTGTACCGTCTTCGTAGTTGAAGACTCAATGGAAGGAGAAAATGGAAT